TCTTCAATTTCGCTAAACATGCAGGAATAGACCTTATATATTTAGATTATTAATTATAACAGATGATTATATGCGCACGTCATTAACGCAATAAATTTATGATACACTTTTTGTGCGATTATTTAATCACTATAAACTATTAATGTCTATAACGATATCTATTTCTCATTTTAATGAGATCTTACAAGTCTTTACAGACTTTAAATGTTGAACCAATTTTAAATTAAATACCTTGGAAGCCCGCTTTATTACAGTATTAGTGGATTAATCGAAGATCCAGTCGCGTGATTGTCTTTTGATAAGATTATTTATATAACTAGAGGTTCCAATGAACAGGATATAGTTATATAATGGAATTAATACTTATCAATTGTTTAGTCAACGAATGCCAATTAAGACAAAATTTGACTAATACTTCTAGATGCCTATGAGCATATTAGGGGTGCAATACGAGAATAACCTTCCAAGAAGACAGCCAATGTGAGCAATAGCAAATATGGATCTTCAAAACACAAAAAATGCAATGAGTAGCATTAAAAATAATACTCAATTTAATACAGAAATTTTTTCAGAAATTATGAAAGTAGTTACTGAAAGTCCAATTTTTAAGAATATCGATACGCAAGTTATTGCAGACGGATACATTATCTCTCGTTATTATTATGATATATATAAAGCAGAGACGATGACCGAATGCATAATTGCTATGATGGATTATTCTGAAAGAATTGTAGGTACTGAACAGTTTATTAAGAATTTTGTTCAGTTTAGTAAATTTTTATTCAAATCAGTTAATGAGTTTTTTAATAAAATGTTAACACAATACCAAAATACCTCAGTTTGGAGGTTTTGGAAAGAATTTTTAACAGGAGACTCAGAAAACTGGTGGAAAAATTTACAAAATATGCCAGGATGTACATACAACAAAGTTAAATCTTTGATTATTAGATCTGAATCAAGTAAAGTTAAATCTACACTTGAACAGATTAGAACAAGATTAACAGTTGTTATGTCATCCGATTTAGTTACTTCACTTAGAGATTTTGTCCTAAGTTTAGTAGGTTACAATTTATTTAGCAGAGACGTTTCACGTACTATTGTTAAAAATATTGGACCAGCTCAGTCATGTTCTATTATGGAAATGGCTGAAGTAACTTTGAAAGCAACAATTTCGATGATTAATTTAGCAGAACAATTTGCTGGAGGAAGCACATTTTCCGAAATTTTTGGAAGCGCAGATCCAGTAGCTAGTTTTTGCGATACAGTATCGGAATTGGAACTTTTAAAAGATATGACATATCCAGGAGTACCTGTAAAAGGAAAGATATGTCGCACAGAATATTTGTGCAAAGCTAGAGCAGCTGCAATTGATGGAGCTACTCTTTTAAAATCACTTCCAAAAGGAAGTGCATCAAAACGATTAGTGGAAAGATCATATAGATCAATAACAATGATCAGAAATAATTTTATTAATCAAATGAATTCAGAAGCTAGACCAATGCCTTATGCAATTTGTATTACAGGTATGCCAGGTATTGGTAAAGGTTTGTTGATAGACGTTTGTGGAATGATTTTTTCTGCTGTTAAAGGTAGAACATATCATGAATCACACGTTTAACACAGACAAGCAACTGAAGATTATTGGTCAGGGTATCACCCCGATTCACAACCGATTATTCATTACTCTGAACCAGGATCGCTACATAAAGATATAGCAGCGAAATCTGGAGATGCAGTAATGAGTGAATGGCTTTCGGTTTGTGACAATCAACCATATTCATGTAACATGGCTGATGTTGAATCGAAAGGAACAGTTTTTGCAATGCCACAATTAATTTTGATGGATTGTAATGATGAAAAGATGAACCTTGATGTTTTAGTAAATAATCCAGCAGCTGTTAGGAGACGTATTTTGTACGTAACTCCTACAGTTAAGGATGAATTTATAAAAGAAGGTTCATGCAGATTAGATCAAGCAAAAGCTTTGGCTTCGAATACACCAGCATTAGATAGATGGGAATTTGAAGTTAGAAGATTAGAGCCAGTTGACAATAAAAAGTCAACTACTATTTTCTGCAAAAAGAAATGTGATATTTTTGAATTATCTGAATTTTTAAAAGAAGATATGACAAGTCACATTAATCAGCAACAACACAGAGTTAACATGACTTCAGACATTGCTAAGACTTTTGAAGAAGTTTATTTAAGTAATGATATTGAAGCAGAATCAAATGTTGTCGCACATTTTGCTGATTACCTTTATTTTATGGGAATCTGCAAAATGATTTGGTTACATTTGCGTTATGCAATGTGGCCAGAAATTGAACTTTTTGGATTTAGATCATATAGTTCAGTTCGAGTTATAACATATTTAGGATATTTGTTTATTATGAAATGGGTTAGTATTATTATTACTACTTTTTTGTGTTACTTCGGTAGAACTTTGTTCGAACGAGTAGCATTAGGTTATAATAGTAATTTACAAATCCAACAATATAATGAATTGATTTCTTATCATTTTTCGAGATTATCTGACATTTGGGGTTATACCAATAACAGACCTAGAGTGGTAAGAAATTTGAAATTATTTAAATATGTTAAAAGTGCAGAATTTGCAATTACATTTATGTCCATTCTTTCAGCAGCTATGATGTTTAAATATGCTTTGAGTACTAAGGAAGAGAATATTGAATTAAATCAATATAATAATCATTTAGAGCAAAGCATAAAAGAAAAGCCAAAACAGGAAGAAGGACAAGTATTGCAGACGTATAAAGAACACACCCCTAGTAGTATACAAGAAGATGTACAAAGACTAGAGGAAAGTACTGCTTGTGAAATGCCAAAACCACGTACAAAACCAATGAATGGAATTGATTGGGATAAACCTAGACCAGTTCCTTTTACAATGGTTAATCAATGTACAGACAATAGCTTATCTAACGTAAATAAATCAATAATTAAAAACGTTAGAAGTGCTTTAGTTGATAATTCAGTAAATTTACAAAAGACCAATATTTTGGGTTTATTTGAAGATTTTGCTATTATTAACAAGCATACATTAGAAAGTGCAGGCGGTAATTGCCAAATTACAACAAGTGTTAGTCCGGGTGTGGGCGAACACAAAATACGAATTGCGAAATCAGAGTTCACGATTATTCAAAACGAAGATAGTAAGACAGATTTAGTTTTGATTAGATTACGTGGATTAAAGTTTCATGATATTCGTAAATATTTGTGCCCTGATGATAAAGCTTTTAATGCTTTAGGATATGGCGTTAATGCTTTAATAGCAGGACACAAAACAACAGCAACAAAATATGGATTGATTAAATCTACAGCTGGCGATTTGGAAGTGTCTAATTGTATTCAATACAGTTGGGATAACCACGAGAGAGGATCTTGTGGATCACCGTTAGTTGCTACAGTTTGTAGACAATCTATATTGTTAGGAGTTCATTGTGCTGGAGATGCAGGATCTAACCTATCTTTTGCGCAATATCTTAATTTGCAACAAGTTGAAGATGCGTTGAAGCGCATTTCAACAACAAGCTTGAGAGTTAATTCAGAAGGAATTCTAAGAATGCCGATGACGACACCAGAATTAATGAATAAACCTCAAGATAGGTCGCCATTGAATTACGAATGTGTACCTGGTTTGGAAGTATTTGGAGGAATTAAAGATTATCCAATAATTAAACCAGGCAAATCAACATTGCGATCAAGTAAGTTCGTTCCTTATGCTAAGGAATTAACTGGAGTTTCATGTTTTAATGAAAACGGAACTCCAGTCTTTGCAGCTCCACCTTTTTCAGCCATTAAACGAGTAGAAAATGGCAAACAAGTTTATTTTGCACCTTTTAATAATTTTGTTAAAAAGGCAGGAGTTGTAAAGAAATCATTAAATCCTGAAATTATGGGAAAGACAATTAACTATATTTCAGAACATTTGATTAAAGAACTATCTAAAAAGGGTATAAAAAGATTGTCACCAGTACCTTTGAGTGTTGCACAAAATGGACACCCAAAGGATTTTTATATGCAAG